GAATTTGCAGTAGGCACAGAAAACTATTATCAATACGAAGTTGATCTTATAGAGGTATTATAATGACTAGATCATTAAATGCTTCCTTAATTACAGAACTTGCAACTAATAAACTTAATCCAGTTGAACTTGTTTATCTAGGAGTAAGCACAGGAACTTATTATACAGATCACTATAAAAATATTACTTTTGATGGAAACACTTATATTGCATCATCATTATTTTTAGGAAGTTCTGAATCGGCAGAATCATCAGAAGTATCTGTAAGTAATTTAGTAGTAAAATTTGGTGGTGCAGATCAAACTATAATCTCTTTATTTCTTAATAATGATTATATGGATAAAAGAGCTTGGGTTTATAGAGGTTTCCTAGACGAGAACCAAGCATTAATTAATTACCCATTTTTATTATTTGATGGAAGAATTGAAAACTTAAGTATTGAGGAAGATAATAATAATTCAACTGTTTCAATTTCTATTGCTTCACATTGGGCAGATTTTGATAAAATTAAAGGAAGAAAAACTAATACTAATTCACAAGCGTTACACTTTCCAACTGATGTTGGATTTGATTATGCTTCACAAACAGCAAAGGATATTAAATGGGGCAAAGCATAACTGATTTATATAAAATTATACATCTGTATAGGCAGTTCCCAAGATACGATAAAATGAAATACCAAGATTTAGTAAATGCAATATTACCTTCTTTTAATTTAGAACAATACCAACTACACAAAGTTAATGGTGAAGTTGTTGGTTTTACTAACTGGGCTTATTTAAGTGATGAAGTTGAAAAAAGATTTATGACAACTGGAAAATTAAAAGCTAATGAATGGAAATCAGGAAATAATATTTGGCACATAGAAACAGTTGCTAAAAGTCATTTAAGAGAAATTATGAAGTGGACCAAAGAATATTTTAGAAATTTATTAGAGGTAGATCAACCTTTAAAGTGGTTAAGAATATCTGATGACTCAGTTATTTATAGAAGATCTATGAAATTTAAAAGGGAGTTTCATAATGGGTTTTGATCCAGTAACAGCATTTGTAGTTCAACTTGTAGTCACAACAGCAATTTCTTGGGTATTAAAACCTGAACCACCAAAAAGAAATGTGCAAGGTCAAGAAACTGCACAAGGTATTTTAGTTAATAAAGCATCTAATAATACTGCCATTCCAGTAGTTTATGGAAGAAGGCAAGTGGGTATAGCAAGAGTATTTGTTGAGAGTTCTGGAACAGATAATACATATCTTTATATGGCAGGTGTTCTTTGCGAAGGTGGTGGTAATGGAATTGAATCTATAGATGAAATTTATGTTAATGATAAATTAGTAACTTGGTCAGGTGCATTAACTGATGGCACTGTAAGAACAGTAGATAGTTCAGATACAAATTTTTATAAAGATGAAAGTTTAATATCAGTTCAATCATTTTATGGATTAGATAGTCAATCAGTTTCATCATTATTAGACGAATCAACAAACTGGGGTTCTAATCATAAATTATCTGGAGTTGCTTATTTAGCTTTTAAATTTAAATGGAATCAAGATGCTTTTAGTTCTTTGCCAGAAATAAAAGTAGTTCTTAAAGGTAAAAAAATTTACGATCCTAGATTAGATTCAACAAAAGGTGGTTCTGGTTCTCATAGGCAAGACACAGCATCTACTTGGACTTATTCTAATAACTCAGCTTTATGTCTTTTAGATTATTTAAGAAATTCTAGATATGGAAAAGGTTTACCAAATTCTTCATTTGAAACAAATTACGATTCATTTAAAACAAGTGCAAATATTTGTGATACACAAGTAACACCATACACTTCAGCACCATCAGATATAGATTTATTTGAAACAAATATAGTTTTAGATACTGAACAAAAAGTTATAGACAATGTAAGAGAATTATTAAATCCAATGAGAGCAATATTTACCTATACACAAGGTAAGTATTTCTTAATTATTGAAAATACTGGTTCATCACAATTAAGTTTAAACAAAGATAATATTATCGGTGGAATTAAAATATTTGGTGAAAAGAAAAATACTAAATATAACAGAGTAATAGGAACATTTGTAAATCCTGATAAAGAGTGGCAAGAAGATACTATAACTTATCCACCAGCAGACGATTCAGCTTTGCCAGTTGGAGATCAACACGCAACATTATTAGCTGAAGATAATGGAACTTTATTAGAAGGAAATTTTACTTTTCAAGGAATTACAAATCCTTATCAAGCTGAGGAACTATGCGAGATTATATTAAGAAGATCCAGAAATGCTTTAGCTGTAGAAGTTATGGTAACTTCTGAAGCACTTAATTTAACAATAGGTGATTTAGTTGATTTAACTTATACTACTGGTGGATTTAGTTCTAAATTATTTAGAATTTATGGATTAAGTATAAATACAGATTCAACAGTTTCTTTAAAATTAATTGAACATCAAGATAATTTCTATACTTGGTCAGAAAAAGCAGAAGCACCAACAATAGCTGATACAACATTACCAAATCCTAATAATGTTCAAGCACCAGCTTCAGTTACTCTAGATGACCAACTAATTGAATACTCAGACGGAGTTGTTATTACTGCTTTAGATGTAACAATAGGTGCATCACCAGATAGCTTTGTAGATTACTACCAAGTAGAATATAAACTAAGTACAGAAACAGATTATATTATTGCTGGACAAGGTTCTGGTTTAACTCAAAGAATACTAAACGTAAAAGATGGATTTACTTATAACGTAAGAGTAAAAGCATTTAATACATTAGGAGTTGGTTCTACTTACACATCTGCAACAAGAACTATTGTTGGTGGAATAGCACCACCTTCTGATGTAACAGATTTTTCGTGTAATATTATTGGTGGAGATGCACATTTATCTTGGCAACAAATTACAGACTTAGATCTTGCATACTATCAAATAAGATATTCAACACAAACAAGTGGTGCTTCTTGGGCTAACTCAGTTTCTTTAGTTGAAAAAGTTGCAAGACCAGCTACATCAGTTACAGTTCCAGCAAGAGTAGGTTCATATCTTATAAAAGCAGTAGATAAAAATGGTAACTTTTCTTCTAATGAAACAATCATTGAAACAAATGTATTAGCAATAGGAAACTACAATGCTGTTGCAACACAAACTGAATCACCTACATTCTCAGGAACTAAATTTCAAACAGTTGTTTCTGATGGCACATTAAGATTAGACTCGTCAGAATTATTTGATAGTGCAACAGGAAACTTTGATTCAGGAACTTCATTCTTTGATTCTGGTGTAACTTCTTATGACTTATATTCTGAAGGAACTTATTTATTCTCAAGTCCAATAGATATAGGTGCAGTTTATACTTCAAGAGTAACTGCTTCTATTACACAAACATCTGATAACTTAGATGACTTATTTGATTTAAGAACTGGAGATTTTGATGACGCACAATCTAACTTTGATGGCGATACTCCTGCTAATTGTAATGCTCATATTGAGATTGCTTTATCTAATGACAATATAACTTATACTACATTCAGAAACTTTGTAGTTGGCGATTACACAGCAAGATATTACAAGTTTAGAGTAACATTAAGATCATTTGATTTAGCTTCCACTCCAGTTATTAGTGCTTTATCAGTAAGTATTGATATGCCAGATAGAATATTTAGTGGTAATGATATTGTTTCAGGGACAGGAACTTATAATGTTGTATTTACTTTACCTTTTTATTCTAATTCTTATGCAGTTGGAATAACAGCACAAGGATTAAACACAGGAGATTTCTTTACAATTTCAAATAAAACTGTTAATGGTTTTGATGTAGCATTTAAAAATAGTGCTAGTACAGGAGTTACTAAAACTTTTGATTATTTAGCTAAAGGATATTAGATAGAATATGGCACAACACGATTATAACATAGCGAATCAGGGTTTCCCTGCATTTAGAACAGATTTAAACAACGCATTATCGGCAATCCAAACAACAAATTCAGGAACATCAAGACCAACAGGTGCTGTTGCTGGTCAGCTTTGGTTAGACACAACTTCTCCAACTACACCTACATTAAAATATTATGATGGTGCAGATGATATATCTTTAGCAACTATTGACCATTCAGCTAACACAGTAAATTGGTTAGATTCAACAGTATCAATAACTGGACTATCAACAACTGCAACAGGAACAGTTTTAACACTTTCAGATTCAGCAAATACAACAACAGTAAATTTAATTTTAGATAATCAAAAAGAAATTCGCTTTCGTGAAACAACAGCTAATGGAACAAACTATGTAGCATTAAAAGCACCAGCTTCTTTATCTGCTGATTTAACATTTACATTACCTACTGCTGATGGAACTAATGGACAAGTATTAACAACAAATGGTTCTGGTGTATTATCATTCGCAACTCCTGCTTCTGGTATTGCTTGGCAATCTTCAGTTAAGACTTCTGGTTTTACTGCTGTTGCTGGAGAAGGATATTTTTGTAATACAACATCTTCTGCTTTCACAGTAACATTACCAGCTACACCAAGTGCTGGACAACAAGTAGCACTAGTAGATTATGCAGGGACTTTTGACACAAACGCACTTACAATAAATCCTAATTCAAATAAATTAGAAGGTGGTACAGCTAATTTATTATTATCAGGAGATAGAGAAGGAGTAACTTTAGTTTATATAGATTCAACACAAGGTTGGTTAGCAACATCAGGAATTAATGAAGGAACAGATGCTTTATCACCATCACCAGTAGATTTTTTAGTAGTAGCAGGAGGTGCAGGTGCAGGTGGAAATAGAGGTGGTGGTGGAGGTGCAGGAGGATATAGAAATTCATTCTCAACAGAAACATCAGGAGGTGGAGGAAGTTCAGAATCACCTTTAGAATTTGCAAGTGGAATAGTTTATACAATTACAATTGGTGCTGGAGGTACAGGGGGAGTTTATATAGGTGCTTTATCAACTAATGGTACTAATTCTTCTATTTCAGGAACAGGAATTACAACAATAACATCTACTGGTGGTGGTCGTGGAGGTACTTATGGAACAGCACCAACAGGAGATTTAGCAAATAGTGGTGGTTCAGGTGGCGGTGGGTTAGGTATTACACCAAATAATGCTGGTGCTTCAGGAACTGCTAATCAAGGATATGCTGGTGGTAATGGTAGTGGAGGTACTCCACATCAAGGAGGAGGAGGAGGAGGAGGTGCTTCAGCAGTTGGTACTAATGGTACTGGAGGAAGTAATGCAGTCGGAGGAAATGGTGGTAATGGTTTAGCTTCTTCAATAACAGGTTCTTCTGTAACAAGAGCAGGTGGAGGAGGTGGTGGGTCAAGAGACACTTCTAGTGGTACTGCAGGTACTGGAGGTACTGGAGGAGGTGGAAATGGTTCTAAAACAGACTTGGGTACAGGTTCAGCAGGAACAGCAAACACAGGTGGTGGAGGTGGAGGTGGAGGAGATGATGGTACTGGAGGTGCAGGTGGTTCAGGAGTTGTAATACTTCGTATGCCAACAGCATTATATTCAGGAACTACAACAGGTTCTCCAACAGTTACAACATCAGGTTCTGACACTATTATAGTATTTAATTCATCAGGAAGTATAACAGGATAATTTATGGCACACTTTGCAAAATTAGGAGTAGGAAATATAGTTGAACAAGTAATCGTAGTATCTAATGATATTGCGACTACTGAACAAGCTGGGGTAGATTTTATTAATAAACTTTACAATACAAGAGATGTTTGGAAACAAACTTCTTACAACAATAAAATTAGAAAAAATTTTGCTGGTATTGGTTATCAATATGACCAAACAAGAGATGCTTTTATAGCACCTAAACCTTTTAACTCTTGGATATTAAATGAAGATACTTGTAGATGGGAAGCACCAGTTTCTAAACCAACAACAGAATTAGAAGAAAATCAGTATTATTCTTGGAATGAATCTATTATAAATTGGGAAATTAAAACAGAATAAAACGAAAGGAAGGAAAGTGGAAGCTAACATTAATGGGATATTCCCAACACCGATTTACATATCTAAATTAGATAGAGAACTTACAAATAAAGAATTATCATTTATTGATAAGATTAAATTAGATACTTACAATAACGAAGGTAACACAACATCTAATGATAACTACATTTTAAATCATAAAGCATTTAAAGATTTAAAAACAGATTTAGATTTAAGAGTACAAGATTATTTTGATAAAGTTATATCTGCAACAGAATCAATTACACCTTACATTACGCAATCTTGGTTAAATTATACTGAAACAAATCAATATCATCATAGGCACGAACACCCAAATTCATTAATTTCAGGAGTATTTTATGTTAATGGTGATGAAAAATTTGACAAGATTAAATTTTATAAAAAAGATATTTATTCAATTATTAAACCAGAAGTAAAAGATTACAATATATGGAACTCAGAAACTTGGTGGTTTCCTGTAAAGACTGGAGATGTGATACTATTCCCTTCTTCACTAACTCACATGGTAGAAACTAAACAAGGAGATAACACTAGAATTAGTTTAGCTTTTAATGTATTCATTAAAGGAACTATTGGAGACAACAAACAATTAACAGAATTAATATTATGATATATTTCATTATTGGACTAGTGCTTGGCTTATACGCAGAATGGAAGTGGGAGATTGCTAAGTACATTATTGAATCAGTTAAACAACATTTAAACATTAAGTAGTCTTGATTTTTGTGCGTTGCACCATTATATACTCCTAAACTAACGGAGAATAAAATGTTTACATTTAAACTACCGACATACGAAGAACTAAAACAAAACTACGAAACATATTTAAAAGATGTTCAGAAGTTTTATAAAGACTGGTATTCGGATATACAAAAGACTTTTAACAAATAACTTTATTAAAACACAATAGTTTGATAAACACACTGCATAATATTAATTGCATTTACAAACTTTGGATTGGTGGGTGTGTCTTGCTAAAGTCTTGCAAATGCTTAAACGACAATGGCAAGAACACAAAACGAACAATTAATAGCTTTTAAAGGGCATATCACAGGAATTAAAAGAGAAATAAGAATACTCAGTACATCAATGTATAAATTAGAGAAAAAGGTAGAAAACCTTTACTGGTCTATACTTGTTGCTACTGGAAGTTTAGCTTTAGCTTTAATAACAATATTTCTTGCTAAATAAAACGAATACAACTAATAGGTAGTCTATGGACACTAGAAGGATTCTGATTATTTCAGATTTGCACCTACCATATCATAGAGAAGATTCTTTTGATTTTTTAAAAGAGTTAAAAAAACAATATAAGCCAACATTCGTAATGTCTATAGGTGATTTATTGGACCACCACGCTTTATCATTCCACGATTCAAACCCTGATTTATTTTCTGCTGGACACGAATTAGCTAAAGCAAAAGATTATGTAAAAGAATTAGAATCAATATTTCCTGAATTAATTGAAATAGATTCCAACCATTCATCAATGGTTTATAGACGAGCATTAAAACATGGTATGCCTAGAGCTTACTTAAAAGAATACGGAGAATTTTTAGGAACTAAAAGATGGAAGTGGATTGATGATTTAACAGTTACCTTACCTAATAAACAAAGGTGCTTATTCACTCACGGAAGATCTGCTGATGTTTTAAAAGTTTCTCAAACCAATGGAATGAATTGTGTTCAAGGACATTTTCATACTAAATTTAAAATTGAATACTGGGCAAATCCAGATAACTTATTTTGGGGTATGCAAGTTGGTTGTTTAATAGATCAAAAATCTTTAGCTTTTGAATATGCTAAGAATTTTAAAACTAGATTTATAATTGGAACTGGTTTAATAATAGATTCACAACCAAAATTAGCACCTTGTGTTTTAAATAGAGATGGCAAATGGATAGGCAAGTTAGTTTAAAAGAATTACTATTTTCTGAGACTGCAACAAGACTTGGAATAGATAACACTCCAACAGATCAAGTTTTAATAAATCTACAAACATTAATCTACGAAGTTATTGAACCAATCATAAATCAATTTGGCGATATAAAAATTACTTCTGGTTATCGTTCTCCAGAACTTTGCAAAGCAATAGGAAGTTCTACAACATCACAACACACTCTTGGTCAAGCTGTTGATTGCGAAGTTATAGGAGTGCCTAATAAAGAACTAGCTGACTGGGTAGTTAAAAATTTAACTTACGATCAAGTAATTTTAGAATTTTGGAAACCCGAAGAAATAAACTCTGGTTGGGTCCATATCTCTTATAACAAATCAAATAATCGTAAAATGTATTTAAGAGCTTACAAAGCTAATGGAAGAACGGTTTATGAAGTCTTATAAAAAACAAGTTGGTGGAAGCCACTATAAAAAATACCAGATACAACCAGTAGAATTTATCATTAAAAATAATATTGGATTTGTAGAAGGAAATATCATAAAGTATATTTTAAGATTTAAAGAGAAGGGTGGTGTTCAAGACTTGTTAAAAGCCAAACACTATATAGAATTGCTTATAGATTCTACTAAAAGCAAATAATATCGTTTAAACTGATTTAGACGCATTTTTAGGCATATTGGCTTAAATATGAGTATAACCTCATAAAAACCCTAAATATTAAAAAAAAGGGGTATTTTGATGGTTTAAACACTATAAAAGGAACATTTAGAGAACACTATGCAGATAATTAAAATAGACACAGATTTTACACCAGAAACACACGATTTAACAGAAACATCTCAACAATCTTCTGCAATCATAACTGGTTCAGGAATAGTAAGAATAGCAGTTAGAGGAACACACGCACATATTAAAATAGGTTATAACCCAACAGCAACAGAAGAATCTATACTTTTGCCACAAGATACTGTTGAATATTTTCAAATAAGATCAGGGCAACAAGTTGCATTTATTAAACACGGAGACGGAAATGGCGAAATTAATTTCTGTGCAATAGACTAATATGCTACCAGCTTTAAGTGCTTTTGCACCACTCCTTACAACAATATTTAAAACAGTTGATAAAGCTATTCCTGATAAAGATTTAGCTGAAAAATTAAAAGCTGAAATGAATATGCAATTAATGCAATCTGGCACAGAAGAAATGAAAGCATCTGCAAAAATTATTGAAGCTGAAGCTAAATCTAATTGGTACGTATCTGGGTGGCGACCAACTCTTATGTACTTACTTATTTTAATTGTAGCTTGGAATTATATTCTTAGTCCAATTTTATTTCTCGTTCTTAAAATTAAAACACAAGTAGAACTTCCTTCTGATGTTTGGACATTACTCA